GACGGGACTAGTGCTGGACACTCCAGTGCGCCCAAACGGAAGGAATAACCCGGACGTGGACCCATCAACGAGGGACATTCTTAGAATGCCCACTCTTTCCTATCACACCAACGAAGATCGTTGGGTTGACGGGGAAGAGCTTCTTGTTGAGGGAGCATTTATGAACGACTCTGTCCGTAATGGATGGAGAGGTCGGCCTCACGGCGCTGGCGATCAGGGTTCTAAATGGACCGCGATCAAAAGCTTCATAGATGTTACCCCGGTAAAAGCCAGTGTAATCTGCTCACCTTGGTGGGCACCTACACATAAGTACGGTTACCGTGGTCCTTTGTTGATTAACGATGATCCTTACCTCGACCCAAGTGTTTTCAACTTGATGAGAGGGGGTGCTTCCTCAGAACTTGCTTTGCAAGCCTTTGGAACCACCGCGATCGCTCGAGTTAAACCAACAAATCCCATCGTCGACATTCCTTTGGCCATCGGAGAACTTCTTACTGAAGGTCTCCCGGCCATGCTTGGCACTAGAATCGCTCGCGGCGGTCATATATCTCCCAGCAACATTGCTGATGAGTATTTGAACGGCGTGTTCGGTCTCTTGCCATTTTGGAATGATATGCAGGATTTCTCTACTGCTGTCAATAATGCTAATCGCATTATTGCTAAGTATGTAGAGGATTCAGGCAAACCAATACGACGACGGTATCATCCGGATATCACCACGACCACTGAAGTCCAGAATTATAATAATGATTCTGGATATGAGCAGTATTTAGCAGGTCTACGGCATTCTTCAGCCGGAAACTTCCTAACTCCTGCTTATGGTGGTCATGGGGGTGTGAGAGAAGACGTCACTACCTTTGATAAAGATCAATGGTTTAGTGGCGCGTTCACCTATTATTTACCACCAATAGGTATGGACGGTAACAAACTGGCTAGGGACTTAGCTTTAGCTAAGAAACTATACGGAGGCATTGGTGCCTCCACAGTTTGGAATCTTCTCCCATTTTCCTGGGCTGCGGACTGGTTCTCGAATGCTGGCGATGTTATTTCTAACATCGACTCATTCTCCCAGGACGGGCTAGTTATGCTGTGGGGCTATACAATGGAGAAATTCTCCGCTGTACAACACCGCACAGTGAGAGGAGCTACTCTAGGTAATCTTGTAGAGGGCTCCAACCTTCCCGGAGTTATAACAACTCAGGTAGGCGTCACATATATGCGACGCCGGAAGGCTACTCCGTTTGGATTTGGCCTAGACGAGTCGGAACTTTCGGCTCGTCAGTGGTCAATCCTCGGTGCACTCGGCATTCAAGGCCGGTTGCACTGAGGAATCGGAGTACTCATCCTATATGAGTATTCTGAAGCTTTACCCCTAAGAAGGAAAGTTTCCTTCTTAGAGAAACTGCAGAATATCATGGCCCTTCCTGATCCCATTCCGACCCTGACTGTGGATGCGGTCACTTATGATTTCTTCCGTACTGGCATGAACGGTACGTCTTCGACGTACTCGACTGCCAACGGACTAGATCATCTGACCGTAAGCCACACCTTCAACAAGCGTAAGCGCTCGGTCATGCGTGTCGATCGTGACTTCGTCGCGACCGATCCGTACGTGCCATTCAACAACAACAAGTACTCGCACTCGGCATATGTCGTGTACGATGCACCTGGAGTTGGGGTGACACCGACCCAGCAGGACAAGCTCGGGCAACTCCTCGCCGCCTTGATGGTGGCGGGGACGCCTGATTATGTCCTTCGCATGTTGCAGGGTGAGTCCTAAGCAATTCGGTGGGCGGGTGACTACTAAGTCATCCACCAAGCGTTCGACTAAAAATCGGTCGGAGCTTTTCAGCTTAATCGTAGGAATTACGAGTATCACGGTACTTGGAGGCGTCGTTATTTTGTCGCTTCTAAGTCCCGAGTTCTCACTTTTCCTCGGTGAGCTGTTCACCAAATAGCTTTTGGGATTCTGGAGTGGAGATCAACGGGCTCAGGATGCACATTCTCCTTATTGAAAGGAGGAGGCATGAAAAGCCTGTTGATACTCTGGCAGCAGATGGCTGCAGATGCAGCCATCCAGTGCCGCACTAGTGCCTCGCATGACATTAAACGTGTCATGCGACGAGCTGAACACGAGGGGCAAGAGCTTTTTACTCTTGCCTTTCCTGAAATTGGAAAAGCGTTCGAAAGAGCGCTCGACCAAGGTCAGGTAACTGACGACCTTTTGTCCCTTTGTGGGCAAAAGGCAGGATTTCCCGTTTTCTTGCGGAATTTCCTTCAGCTTGTGTTCTGCCGCGATGGCGGCCTGTTGCTGGATGATCCACTCCCGGAGGCAATTCAAGCTATTAGGCAATTAACATTGTCTTTTAGCAAGATCCTCCTTCCGTGCTCAAAAGCACGGGAGGAGGCTGCCTTCGAGAGTTACATCCAGTGTGAACGAGAACTGCGGGACTCCATATTCAATCTAACCTCGGATGATCTCCGAGACTTTGAGAGAATTGGATCCATGCTATTTGGCAAACTTTTCCAACATCTTGACCGTAAGGTCCTGATGGGAGAAATTATACCTAAGCATGGGCCTGGCGCGACTGCTGATAGACTTCGCGGGAACGCGAAGTTTATGCAGTCCACATGGACCGAAAGGCTTGAGTCAGTTTTTCCAGCAATGGAAAATCTGATACCAAGTTTTCGGTATCATGCAAGCCTGGCCGAGCTGCAGTTCTTGGATCCCGGTAGTGAGATTCCTGTTAGGGTAATCTCTGTACCTAAAACGGCTAAGACCCCTCGAATAATCGCCATTGAGCCAACTTGCATGCAATACATGCAACAAGGCCTTTTGGAGGAATTCGTGAGTTTTGCTGAGGGTGATTCCAAATGGAATTATCTCCAGCATTTCATGGGATTCACTGACCAGACGCCTAACCAGCGTATGGCTTGTGACGGTTCATCTTTCGGTGAACTGGCTACGCTCGATTTGAGCGAGGCATCCGATAGGGTCTCAGTACGGCTTGTACAGTCGCTCTTAATGAACTACGGCAACCTCTCTGAGGCTGTCTTAGCTACGAGATCGACCAGAGCCGACGTACCTGGACATGGGGTAATTCCCCTTGCCAAGTTCGCGTCTATGGGATCAGCCCTTACTTTTCCGATTGAGGAGTGCGTATTTCTTTGCGCAATCTTTTGGTCGGTTGAGAAAGAGCTCAGCAGGCGCCTTACTATGGATGACATTAAGTCATTCATAGGTAGGGTACGCGTCTACGGAGATGATATCATTATCCCCGTAGATTTAGTGCAACCCGTTGTCCGATCCTTGGAACTATTAGGTTTCAAGGTGAACCGTGACAAGTCTTTCTGGACTGGAAAGTTCAGAGAGAGTTGCGGGAAGGAGTATTACGATGGGCACGATGTATCCATCTTTCGTGTCCGTCAGTTACTCCCTCGACACCGGGCAGACGTTCCCTCTGTGCTATCAACCATCTCCCTTCGTAATCAGGCTTATAAAGCTGGTTACTGGGGGGTTGCTAGATGGCTCGACAGCGTTATCGAAGGAATTGTACCCTTCCCTAACGTTGCTGAAACGTCAGAGATTCAAGGCCGATTCTCATACCTGGGATATGATACATCTCAGCGTGAGGATTCCGCCCTCCAACGCCCTTTGGTTAAGGGTGTTGTTGTCCGGTCTCGAATTCCAGCTTCAGTACTGGAAGACGAGTGGGCTTTGCTTAAGTGTTTGCTCAAGCGAGGGGATGAACCTTTCGCCGACAGCAGACATTTGGAACGTCAAGGACGTCCCGATATCGTCGGCATGAAAATCGGGTGGCGCTGCCCCTACTGAATGGGGTAGCGGCTGGCTACCAAGCCAGCGTGGGGATGGATGTTAT